TGCTATTTTTTCCAAACGTTTTTCATGCTTTAAAGATTGTTTCTGGCCTTCACTCTTCATCGTTTGCTTCGATCATAAGAACTGGGCTTGACTTTAGTGTGTCCATTACAGCACGACTAATCTCATCCCTCAATTCTACCTCTTCACGAAGAGAATCGATCAACGCTTGAGCACCTTGCCACTTACGTTCGCCGTAGTACATCCAACCACCACGACGATCTACAATACCATTAAGAATAGATAATGCCACAATCTCTTTGCCGGTGTCAAATCCACCTGCATCAATTGCACCACCATCTGCAAAATAGAAATCTAGATACGCGGTTTGCTGTGGTGGGAAGGTCTTGTTCTTAATGGTTCTAACACGGATAGTTTGTCCAACACGGCGCTTATCCTGGCCAGTTCCGACCTCCAACCAGTCATCACGTTTAACTTCTGCTCTAATACTATAGGCATAGTCTTTTCCAAGACCACCTGGGGTGGTACGTGGGTCTCCATGCATTACTCCAATTTTCATTCTATATTGATTAATCATAATTCCTAGTACTGGGCGCTCTGCCTCTACCATATCACGCTTTGTAGCTGATGCTACTTTTCTGAAGAATTTGTTCGTGATGAGGGCTCCACGTCCCACAGTGAATTCTTCCATGTGCTTTTCGTCTTCCGCTGAAGGAACGAGAGCGGGGAGAGAATCAACAACAACCATGACAACAGCTTTACTTTCCATGAATTGGATAACCGCATCGAAAGCATCCTCCATACTATTAGTTTCTACAAGAATAACACGTTGGGTATCTACCCCACAAAGCTCAGCATACTTTGCATCAAAGGCTTCGGCAGCAATCCATACTGCGGTGAACTCAGGGTTCAGTTTTTGATTTGCACCGATAGTTTTAAGAGCTAGCGCTGTCTTACCGTGTGAGGCTTCGCCAACTAACTCTACCCAGTGATTCATAGGCCAACCACCACCAAGTACAACATCAAGTGTTAGAGATCCCGTAGTAATACGTTCCGCTAGTCGGACCTTATCTGCAGTGACAACTGTGCCTGCACCAAGCTTCTTGTTGATGTTTGCTACAACCTTAAGTGCTTCTGAATTGATAACGGCCATTACTCTAGTCTCCCTATGATTGTTGTTGGATTAAACCCGCCACTTTGTCCTACTTGTTTTGATGCTACTACTGGACCACTACCGGTACCGGTTCCAGATAAACCAGAACCTTGTTGAACAATAGGATACCCACAGTCGTAGCAACGCATGCGTCCACCACCGGGTGAAGACATATAATTTCCTGAGTAACATGCAGGACAACGATCAGAAGCCCGTGCACTTTGTGCTTTAGTTACTAGCTGATCTTGATTATGATCATAGCTTACCTGGGTGTTAGGTGCACCAGGTGTTGCCCGGTATACATTTCCTTGTGGAGGAGCTGTTGCCGGAGTAGGCGTAGAGTTTGGAGTCCCACCTAATTTATTAGCCCACCAATTACTACTCATCATCCACCGCCAATGACTTGATTAGTCCTAGATTAAATAAAGTTGACACACAGGATATAGAAGAAGATAGGGCAACTAACCTAAATAACTTTGTTAGTTGTTGAAGATCTTCTATACCAAGTTTTCCTAATTCTCCGTAATCTTCTTCTTCGTCTTCGATCATGTACGCTGAGGCAGCGATCTTTGCTGCAATGTCTGCGTGTGAATCTATAAACGGAATCAAAATTGCAAACTTCTCTAAGCGCTTCTGACTTTCACGCTCTTCCATTTCAGCCACGTCATCAGAGATTGGGGGTAAGCCCATGATGTTAGCAATCTCTTCTGCTGGCATAAGCATAGTGTCGTAGATTACCTGACGAATTAAAACTGGCAGCGGAAGATGATTGATCTCTAGACGCTTTACCTTACGCTTCTTTTTCCAGAACACTATTTGGCTTCTCCCCATCGCTGTACAGTTTTTACATCTGCGATCATAGGGATGTTAAGAGCTTTAATGCCTTCCATAGCCTCACGAATAGCTGCTGCTGTTTCCTCAGCTAAATGATCTGGGGTAACAGTTACCAATTCATCGTGAATAGTCAGGATCAAACTTGACTCATCCGGGATCAACTTATGTGCCCTAATCATAGCAAGCTTAATCAAATCTGCCGAAGACCCCTGGATAACTGTGTTAAAAGCCTGGCGTTCAGCCCTGGAACGTTGCCACATGACACTAGATCGTAGGTCTGGAATATACCTACGACGTTTTAGATAGGTCAGGGCGTAAGGTACTGGCCCACGTCTACGGCTATCAGCAATAACCTGCTTCTTGTACTTGGCTACTGATGGGAACTTAGCCATGAAAGCATCTAACAAGTTGCGGGCTTCATTAACAGATACGCCAATTGAATCGGCAATCTTATCCGGCCCAACGCCGTACATCATTGCAAGTACCAATGTCTTGGCTGCACTGCGGTTTACACCAACCGTGTTGCCAATTGTGGTATAGATATCTTCTTCGTTAATATATGCGTTGCACATAATCCTATCACCACTAAATGATGCAAGAACACGTGGCTCAATCTGTGAGTAGTCGGCTACAACAAGCTTGCTACCCTCCGGGGCAACAAAGAGATTACGAATAGCCTTACCGTTATCAGAAGATGCATTCGGCACATTCTGCAGATTAGGGTTACGACTAGAGAAACGACCAGTCTCTGCACCGTACTGAATAAAATCTGTGTGGATTCTACCATTGAGTAGTAGACTCTTTTTTGCTACAGTCTTAGACTTACCAAGAAGCGTACGAGTTATATCTCCGCCCATGTAAGGTATGACGTAAGTGGTTAACAACTTATTAAGGTCAGAGTAGTTTAACATCTGGTCTACTAGATCATCTTTGCCAGCAAACATCTTTAGCGCAGGCTCTGCGACTGAGAAGTCAGCAACACTAGGCTCTGCACCGGCTTCCATACGCTTTTCTCCTGCAGGTGTTAGAACTTTTGGCCTAAGACCTCTGCCACCCTCTGCCTTCTTAGCGAATAGGATCCTCTGCTTTTCAGGAACGCTGTTGATGTTAAATGCTTTGCCAGCTAACTTATAGATGTTAGCCTTGGCTGTCTCTAGCTGGAGCTCTAAGTTAACCTTTAGCTTACCTAACTCGTTAACATCAATGTCCGCACCACGTAGTTCCATAGTGCAGATAACCTCAAGAACATCCATCTCCAGATTAAATAAACCACGAAGACTATCTGTGTCTAACTTTTCTGCATACTTGTTCCAAAGCTTCCAGGTCCATTCAGCATCAAGACCTGCATAGGTTGCTACCTCGTCAAAAGAATATACTTCTACTTCTTTACCAACACCCTTGACCATGTGATAGCCAAACTCACGCTTCAAGCAGTCATCAAGACCAAGGTTTAGTCGGTCTTGTGTGTTAAGAATAAACGCAGCATTAAGGGTACATGCGTATGGTTGCGCTGGGAGTTGACCAAAGTACTTGGTAACGCTCTGTAGATCAAACTTTAAGTTATGGCCAATCTTAACCTTGTCACTAAAGAACAAAGGTTTTAGTGCCTTAAATACTTCACCTGGATTTAGCTGCTCCGGTGCCTCAGTAAAAATCTTTGTGGCTTTACGCTCATCCTTGCTGTAATCGGAAGCACGGATAGGTAAACCTTTGATAATACGATCTTGGGCAGAGGGTAGCAATGGATATTCTGTACGAACATAATCTCCGTTTGGATGGCCCATAGGAATAACATCCACACGACCTTCAGTGGCCAGTGCGATCCAAGTGATTATATTCTGGCGTGGATCTCCCCGATGATCCCCTACAGTTTCCACGTCAAAGACAAAGGCCTCTTGTTCACTGTAATAGGAAACAAGATCCTCTAACTTATCTAGTGTGGTAATAATATTCATTGCTCTCCTCTGATAGTAGAGGGGCCCGTGAGAAAGGAGGTAGACCGGGCCCCTCAATTTAATGGGGTTGACTAGTTGCTTGCTGCAATCTCTCGAGCAATCTCTGCAAGTTCTGCCTTAGTGGACATGTGGAGAGAGTCCTGTCCAAGAGGCTTCATTGTTTTAATTAACTCAGCAGCTGCAATAGGATCAATTTCCCATTCATCAGCGAGGTCACGTTCCTTAACAGGAACGATGGAGTAAGAAGTCTTGGTGCCTTGACCAGTCTTGCTTACTGCCCAGTAGAGGTCAGGACGATTGAGTGGACCTGTCTTCGCATTTGAAGCAAGCTTCTCAAGCTGACCGCATAGACGAACCCCAACAATCATTAGTTGAAGTTGTGGGTCCTCATCAGAAAGGTTGAGAACAGTAAACGCAAACTTTTGGTCTGGCTTACTACCCACTGCAATCAGTGGATCATCCTCACCGATACTAATGAAGGACTTTTTACCCGGACGATTGATCCAATGTTGCATAAACACCATTGGTTCGTCAGAGATGAATTTGATGAGTTGGACATCTTCGTCAAAACGGAAATCCGTTGCGAAGGTCTTTGTTGATTTGGCTACAGCCTTCTTAGCTGCACCCCAACCTGATTGAATAACAGATGAGTGTGAAGGAACTTCGTTCTCATCTTCCTCAACAAACAGGTTTTCCTCAACTACTGGAGCTGAGTATGAATCTACGTTAGGTAGATCTTTCTTTACTTTCAATGAAGCGCTCATGGCTTCCTCTCTTTACTTGGCTGATAGCTGAGACCCAAGGGTCTTTACGCTAGGTGGTTAGTTGGTTTCTTGATCGTGAATCGCTTTCCAAGATTCTGCCAATTCAATTGACATGTCAGGGTAACGATTCCAATCAATTCTCGGAGACTCTAAGAGTCCACGAGAGTTAAAGACCCTAACAGTTGACTCGATCATTGCTTTGGAATACATCCGCCATCCTGGCTTCTTTACTCCGTCTACGATGATTGACTTTAGGCGATAGGGTGCACGTGGTATATAACCTTTTCGTTCCCAAAGCCGTAGAGTAACTATCGGTCTTCCTAGTGCTTGGCACAATGACCCTGCACTATATAATTCTACCACGTTTCCGTTAGGTAGTTTTTTAACCTGTGGATTTGCATCCCAGGATCCTTCTTCTTTTGTTTTCTTTGGCTTAGCATTTGGGTCTACAGGACGACGCTTTTTTTTAGACCCTGGATAGAAATCATCCAAGCCACCAAAAAACTTGTCTACCTGATCTTCCATTGTTAAGCCTTGCTAGTAAGAAATGCGTACGATACTCTCTTTGGGAACATCTTATCAACTTCTTCTTCTGTGATAAGGCCTTCGTATAGACATGCCATAACTTCGTCCTCTTTAAGAACTGGAAGCATCGCATAGCAACGGTCGTACAGACCCTTTGCCTTAAGAAGTTCTACAGCAGTGTCCTCATCTAAAGACTGAGACACCTTGCGCTGGCGTTGTAGAGATGTGAATCCGTCAACTTCGTGGGGAAGACGGAGCCACAGGTTTCCCTTTTCGTCAGGCTCGCCTACAGTATCAACTAGCTCTGACAAGTCTGCTTTGATTGAATCTCGCTGCTTGCTCATGTCGTCAATGCGACTACGTAGGGTTATAAATTCTGAGACCTTTGGCATGAAACCTGGGTCTTGTGGATCTTGGCGTTCAATAACATTTGGCATTTTTTCCTCCTGTTACTATTCTATACGGTAATCCTTAGGAACGCAAATCTCCAACATATGCTTTGAGAGCCTCAATAATCACGTCTGTAACGGTGCGCTCTTCGATGGCAGCCTTGTCTTTCACAGCAGTCCAGAGGTCGTTAGACACACGGATAGTGCGAGTCGGGGTCTTAGGTGCGTTAGGCATAGTCATAGTTTAGACCGAAACCGCTTCTAGGAAAGCCCTAAGTGTTCCGGCTGTTAAGGTTACGCCACCCTCTGTATTAATACCTTCACCGTCAATGATTGCATTAGCTACAGCCATCTTTTGTACGAGCATAGCGTGCTGACGTTCCTCAATTGATCCATCCATAATGAAGTCTTGGATTACGATTGAGGGCCATGTGCTGGATGCTCTTCTGATTCGTCCATTACGTTGAAGTGCGAGTCCTGCGTTCCACGGGAGATCATAGTTAATAAGAAGATTAGCTTGAGGTAGATCAACACCATACCCCCCAGCATCAGAGCTGACAAGGATGCGAACTTTGGGATCCGTCTGGAACTTGACTTTTGATTCTTCTTTTTCTTTAGCATTCATTTCCCCCGTGTATGGTGATGACTGATAGTCGAGTGCTTCTCTAATTAATCTAACCATGTGTACATAGCTTGTAAAGATAACAACTTTGTTTCCTTCGTACTCTCCCAGAAAGTTATCTACATACTCTTTGAGTGCGGATAGCTTTGGAGTTTGCTTTAGCTTATCAAGCTTGCCCGCCTCTTCCAACTGTCCTGCGTAGCCGGATGTAGATGATGAGACACGGATCAACTCGTGGTGATCACAGAGCATACGAAGTGCTGTCAGCTTCGACATTACCTTGCCCTTGAGTGCGTCCATGACATCGTTGGAGTGCTCCCCAGCGTAGTGGCTGAATATGTCAAACGATGAGCCGAAGGACTCCATTGCATCGTCTAGATCCTTTAGGAGTTCTCGTGCAATATCTTTATAGAGAACAGATCCGGCACGATCAAACTCTACCAAAATCGGCTCCGCAAAAATTGTATCGGGTAGGTAGGGTGCAACGTCTGCATCTGTCTGTCTCTTACGAACTGTTGTTGTTGCAAGAGTTTTGCTGAGGGTAGGTAGATTACGATAACGCTCAACACCGCCAAAGCGGTTGCGTACAATAAAGGTTTGGTCAAAAAGATCAAAGCGTCCTAAGACCTTTGAATCTACAAACTGCATAATGCTGTAAAGCTCTTCCGGCTTACCGTTCTCAATAGGTGTGCCTGTTAACGCAAACTTAACAGGGCTAGTGAGCTTCTTTACTTGCTTTGATCGTTTTGATCTAAAACTTTTGATTGCTGTTGCTTCGTCGCATACGACGAACCCTCTAGCAAGATGTTGAACATACTCCCAGTCGTTAACAACTTGTTCGTAATTGAGGATGACGTAGTCGGCTGTTTCAGCGGTAACGTACTGCTCTGCTCTTTTAGACGGGGTTCCATCCACGACCACAGTGTTTGAAGAACCATCGGTAAACTTCCTAATCTGATCTGCCCACTGATACTTCAATGAGGATAGGCAGATAACTATACCAGGTTCTGTAATCTTTCCTTCGTCTTTTAACTGCTCAAGAGCAGCAATAGTCAAAACTGTTTTACCCAGGCCAAGATCGTAGGCCACAAGCATCTTCTTGCGGTCTACCATAGCCTCTACAGCCTCTACCTGATACGGCAGAAGTGTTCCGGTAAAACTCATACGAAAGCTCGCTCTCCAAACACAGAATGCTTTGCACTCTCTATACCCATTATAACCTGATCCTCAGGCATATCGCCAATATCTTTGTAGTCGCCAGTGTAGTTAAAAAAGAAACACTCCAGGCCTTCCTTCTTAGTACGAGCAAGCATGTCACGAGAAGCTTTCTCTCCGGCTAGATCTACCTTAGGATTGTCGAAGGCAATGATTAACTTATCTGCACGACGCATGAGATCAACTTGATCCTGGCTGATAGATGCTCCAAAGGTTGAGACGCCCCCTGCAATTCCCAATGATGAGAGTTTTACTACATCGAGTGGAGACTCGACAATGATCATAGTTCCACCAGCCCATACATCAAGACCAAATAAAGTTTTAGACTTCTGCACGCCGGTAGGGCGATTACGGAAGTAGCGATTAACCTGGCCCTTTTCTTGCCAACCCATAAGCTTGTTAGTATCAGGTTGACGGATAGGTGTGATCCAACCCTGCTGCTTTGCATCCCACTTAACAGAGTGCTTGATACAAGCCTCTGCAGTTAAGTCTCTAGCAGATAAAGCCCAATCTGGGGGTAGGCTGTCGAAAATCGACAGACGTGCCTCACTCATTTCTACCAAAGGTTGGACCGGGATATAACTGTTCTTAGCTTCTTCCAACTGCTTTGCAATCAGTTCAAAGTTAACCTCAATGTTTTGACGCAACCAGTCTTTGGCTGCCTCAAAGTCAAGGCGACCCCACTGAGTCTCAAACTCATTGATCTCTGCTACAAGAGTAAGAAGAGTTCCACGGTATCCACAGGAGAAGCAATGGTGAACACCGGTCTCTACATTCATAGACCATGACGGGCGAGAGTCTGCACGACCAGTTCGTTCTAGGTGCATAGGACATAGACCAAGCAACTCGTCGTTGCGTTGGTCTACTTCAATACCTAGTCTTAGTAGTACAGACTCTACGTCGCCCTCACGATACATATTAGTCCTCTTCTGTATATTCTTCTTTTGGTCGATCATCCATCATTACGTAGTCTTCTGGCATGTCTGGCAATGTTGGTGCGGTAGCTTTAGTACCACACTCTGCACACTCCATGTCCAAGAAGTACATTGAGATTTCATAGTCCTGGAACATAGCCTTGATGTCCCAAAGTGTTGATCCACAAGGACAAACGTGAGTTGGTTCTCCACGTACATCCATTGCGTTTGTATAATCTGGTTTTAGATCGCTAATGTTTTTAATAATCTTTTCCTTTCCTGCGGTGTTGTTCCTGCCCAGATGCCCTCTAGGTTTGGGATCTGTATTGCGTACTTAAAACACTCTTCTTTAATCCAACAGTCTCCACAAATTTCTTTAGCCCTCAGGACTTCTTTATGGTTTGTGTACTTTTCTGGAAAGAATACGTCTGGGTTTTCTCCAGCACATAATTGAGTTCCGTTAAAAGGGCTTGATTGGAGTGCCAAAGGTTCCATACTCTTCAAACTTCCCTTCTTCCCAGTCCCATAGAAGGTCGCTAGTTGCTGGGCCAGAGTTACGGCTTGCAACAATACGAAGTTCACGAGATGAATCATCTTCTTCATCCTGTTTTTGAAGACCCAAAATAACATCTGAGTCTTGGAAGAACGAGGATGAATAACCAATCGCATCGGCAGATACCTGACGCTTCTTCATTTTCCATAGAAGAACCTGGGTAGACACCACAATTGGAATATTAGCTTTCTGTGCTAAACGCTTTAGGTTACGAGTAATACTTGTCAAAGCTTGAGGAGTATTTGATTCACCGCTTGCCTCATCGACCATAAGATAAACACCGTCAACAAATACGATGTCCGGTTTGATCTTCTCAATCTTTGCAGCCAAACCCGTAACTGTCATTGCAGAGGTACTATCTGTCAAGTAAAACTTCTGCATGGTTTCCATACGCTCTAGAGTTGCTTTGTATCTTTTCTCTTCGTCTAAGTTTAGATTTCCTCGTACCAAACGAGAGTGTGCAATCTTGGCACGCATAGCATCGTGACGATGTTGCTGCTCAATGTTACTCATCTCAAAAGATTGAAACATTGGGACGTGCCCGTCCTCGTGGACGTTAACAGCAATCTGCATGGCAAGGACTGACTTACCGGTCTTAGGTGGTGCGATGATTGTAATAAGCTGACCATTCTGTAGGCCGGCTGTAGCCTCATCAATAGTTCTAAACCCTGTGCGATATCCAAGTAAGGCACCATCACGAGTTTTAATATCTAAGTATTCTTGGTAACGTTTTTCTGGATCCTTGGTAAGGTCTACGTCGCTAGATTGGGCAGCGCCCTCATCATAGATAGTTGCAACGCCAGAGCTCATCTCTGCAATAGCACCGTCGTGATTACCAGAGGCAATCATTTCCGCAGCAACCTGAACTACTTCAATAGTTTTCTGACGTCTACGGTATTCAACTAGTTGATCTACTAAGTACTCTAGAGAATCGTCTACAGCAAGTAAACGATACGTAGGAAAGTTATCTTTAACCGTTACTGCACTAGGGATCTCTTGGTAGCGAGTCCAATGGGTACGAATAAACTTCCAGACAGCACGGTTCTCATCTACAAAGAACCAACTATCTTCTACACCCTTTTCTAAGGCAGGGATAATCTCACGAGTCCTTACGACTCGAGATATTAATCTCTCTTCATTATCTGCTGCCACCGGCTGCCCCCATATCTAAATACCAATGCCCATAACGTAACGAACGTTCGGGTATATCAATCACATGCTTTAGCTCAGGCCTGTAAGCTAACTCTGCAACAAGATCTGCAGGAACTCTATAAGCCTTTGCATAGTTAAACGGGTTAGTTCCAAGATTATCTAGATCTTCAAGAACCTCATCCATTTCTTTTTGAGAAAACCCGTACCCTACTAATTCTAGAGTGTAGGAGTAGGTTTCTGCAAATCGCCAGAATAAAGATAACGACTGTCTATTGTACGTAGTTTCTTCACCACTGACCGCCACACCAAATACTTTTTTAAAGGTGGGCCTGCGCTCAAGGATGCAATCCAAAGTAACCACAACCCGCATAGGAGTTTCATTTGAGATATCGCCCCCTTTCATCTTTACAGTACTTCGATCTTGCCGTACTTCAATAAGAAATCCCTAAACATAATGGGATCTAAACTTGCCATTGCTGCATCAGTTTCTGGAGCCTTGTTAGAGATCTCTACTGGATATACTCCAGAGTTCTTCTTCATCTTATCTGAAACGTAACGTGTATGCTTGCAAGAGTTTCGTGTATTGAACCCCTCGCAGTTACAGCGTAGCTTCTTATTATCAATGTTAATCCAAACCTCATGTGGTCCAGAGTCAGACAAAAATAACTGCGTAACTTGCCATGTACTCATAGTAGTTTCCTTCATCCTCGTCTGTCCCCCTGTGGCGCTTCTACTTCAATTGGTATGAACGCTTCCATAGCAAAGCTTCCCATAGGTGAGCCATAAACACTTCCCCAATTTTCAAGAGGAACGTTTGTAGTTACAATCGTTGGAAGCCCTGCGTTAAATCTTGAACGTAGTAATGCATCAAATGTGTTCTCTGCCCAACCTGATGCAGTTCTATATTCCTTACCGATATCATCTAGAACAAAAACTCTCACATTATTCATTCTATCCGAGTCACCATATATGCCGTCAAGTAGGATTTGAGTTGCCTCATCCTCGTCGGAAAACTGGGACTTCTGAAGCCTCAAAAGCTTTGGATAGTCCATAAACCCGCCTATGCGTTTTGGGAGACCTCCAGGGATACCTAAGACGTCTGCTGGAATACCCCTGATAAGGCTCTGCAGGGCCGTAGAAGCCATTGTAGTCTTGCCGTGACCTGGATTACCCACCAGCATAATTCCAAGCCCGCAGGACGGAGATCCAGCCTTTTGGATGATCTCTCCATTGACCACTCTATCCACCCATTTCTTGACTGCTTCTAGGGCGGGTGTGGAATCTAAATCAGAGAATTCTTTCCCAATGGTTTTCATTGGAAGACCAGCCTGTACGATTTGCTTTCGAATGCTTGGTGCTTCTTTAGACAAGTCGTACATTATTCTCCCTCTAGTAGTCGCATCATTTTTTCTTGATGTGCTTTGAACTTATCAGTTGAGTATGTTGGTTGATCTGGCTTCTTAACAATTCCCTGAATCGTTGGGTAGTATGAAAAGAATCGTTGCCATAGTGGCTTGCCGATACCAAGGTCGTTTAGATTACGTGGATCCGCAAAGAACATACGCATAGCCTTTAGAACTTCGTAACGCTGTGTGCCCTCTCCAACCTGCTTGTTAATCCAAGTCGCTAGGTACTTGTTGTTAACTTGGCTGGAAGTATTTGGAGCAGCCTTCTCAACTAGGTCGTAGAACTCTGCGATCAAGTCTGTGGTAGACCAAAGCTCTTCTGGAGTATTGATCCGATCCTTGCTATCACGCTGAGCCTTTACTGGTTTCTTGTACTTTGCGTTGAGTCGAGCCTGGCGATCTTCGATCTTACCGATAGTTCCGGTGGCAGGTTCTTCCTGGCCTCGCTTTACCTTAGGAGATTCTTCATCTCCATCAAGATTCCAAACCATCTCTTCTCCTTCTTGGGGCGCAGCCCCTATAGTTAAAGATACGTTAGTATCTTTAACTATATTAGTACTAGTAGTTATATCACTAGTATCTATATAGTTGTCTATGTATAGGTGCCCTGAAAAGCCGTTGTCGGTAGAAAACAGCTTTTTAGCCTCTTCTGTAAATTTCAGACGGGCAATCCACTGACCGTTATTCTGTACCCGGACAGACTTAACGTACTTAAGATCCTTCAATTCATTGATGGCAGACTGAAGCGCATCTCTACCTTCAGAGAAATCTTTAGTGCTTCGTAATTCGTCAGCCGAAATAACCCGACCCTTTTCAACAAAGTAATAGAAAAGTGATCTGGCTCGTAAAGATAATTTTGGGTTAACAATTGGTCTTAGCATATAACCCTCCCTCTTTATCTATACTACAGCCTCTCCACCCTGTTTGGCAAACCGCGGGCTTGTCGTGGTGAGATGCCGGTTAAGACTTGCTCTGTAGCAAGCGAAAGGGTGAGGCTTACAAATGTAGATGCCAGCGTGTATACGACTAGGTATAGCAAAGGTGTGCTTAGATTGAGGCATGCAAGTAGACTAACTATTAAAGCTAATAGTCCTCGCCACTTACCTAGCGGTTTGATTAAACTCTCCACAGCTGTTAAGATACACGCTGCAGCTAACCCCGCAATTATTACTATGCCCATAGATCTATTCTATTCTCTAAATACAACTCTGTCAATGTCGAAGGCTTGACCTGTTATAGAGGTGGTTGGGCTAAAAGTAATTCTAACAATTGCATAGGCTGCTCCAGTTATAGAGCTGACCGGGAATGAGTTTCCAATGTAGGCCCAACGATTTGTATAGGATATGGTTGCAGTCTGAGTTCTAGCGGCAGTTGTAATAACTGTGTTAGCTGCAGGAGGCGTACTGTCGGTTCCAGCATCGAAAGCATTAGTTGTTTTATTTCCAGTTATGTTGTCTTGATATACAACAATAACATTATCATTAATATCATAGTAGTCAACTACTAAGGAATAACTACCAAGTGAATCAGAGTTGACTGGTCTTACCGCAATTGAAGCATAGTATCCGGCGTCTGGATTTAAATAAATCTTTCCAGTTTTGAGGCCAAAAGGTATTGCAGTTCCATCAGTCGTAACTCGGCAGTAGCCTTGACCATGGGTTACATTGTCTGCAAGCAAGGTTCCCCCAGCAATTTTTCTTACTAGGGTTGAATTAACTGCTTCCCAACCTAAAAGGCTAATCTCAAAAGAAGACGCAGGAATTTTTGCTCCAGGAAGATCTTCATATATTGCTGAGTTAATTCCTGGATTGATGCCCCAAGTAGCTCCAACAGGCATGTAGTTACCTAGCGTGTCGTACAAACGACTAATCTTTGTATTGTAGTTGGAGAAGTAACTACTCTTTCCACCACCAATACTCTGCACTTTACTTGCCCAAATAGTTTTGCCAGATGTAACAGGGTTAGGAATAGCAAAGGTTGTACCTAAAGTAATATCTAAATACTGGCTTACTACTCGACCATAGTCTGCCTGCACTCCGTCAATATGGAAATAGGTAGATGTAGACCCGGAAGTATTAGCAACAGATACCGTAAAAGGAACGGTAGTCTGTCCAGCGGTTAACTGAACTGTGGTGTGAATTCTTTTCCACCCGTCAGCTTCAGCAGCAGATATTGTAAATGTATTAGTTCCTAAAGTATAAGTAGCCTCTGCTTTACGGACATACATAGAGATAGTAAAATCTTCCCCACCAATAGCTGCTAAGCCTAGGTGGGCGGTACCAGATAAAGAACCTGTAGAGCTATAGGTTAGCTTTCCAAAATACGTTCCAAACTTAGGTAACAAAGATCCGTCTGAAGCAATACGAGTAAGTGTTCCGCTACCTGCAGTCCAATCTGTTGTATTGGTTTCAAATCCAGAGTTACTTACATAGTTATATAATTCTTTTGTCTCCCATTTACAGTCTGCTGGAGCATAATACTTTTGAGTTATTGGGTTAGAGATAACTGCTCCGCCGTCACCGGAAAAGAACGGATCTACAATAGAAGACTTCTCAAGAAGTCCTCCGTCTAACCAATAGGCATCTCCTGCCACATTGTCTGTAGAGTAGAAACTAACTTTTACTAAAGGGTTTCCAGCATCTTTAGAAAAAGGAGGGGTAACACCCTTTGCGTATACTTGTGTAGGTACAGTAGTTGAAAGAGTAAAAGGATCGCTATCAACAGTATAAACATCTGTAGGGTAGTACTGACCGTCGACATCTGACAAAATTGATGATTGAAGTTCTCTGCTAGATTGATTAGAAAACTCTAGGCGTACCTTTACCGTTCTTGTGGCTGAACCCACCATATAAGCGCTAGCAATAATTTCTTGTCCCGGCTCTATAGCAACCCAGTCTGATATAAATCCTGTAGTGCCTGTTGCCGTAGAGATTAACTTACCTATTGTAGTTCCCTTAATAAGGGCTGCAGTCTTTATAGTGTCTTGACTTAAAGATCCGTTTAAAGCTGTCCAAGAACTTAAGCCGTATTCCATTTCAGGGTTAAAGAAATAATTTTCTTTTTCTCCAGCAACATCGACATAGATCTTACGGGCATCTTCATACATAAAGCTGTGTTCTGGTGTTGAAAACTGAAACATATCAAAGTACACAAGGTTAGAGGTAGCTGATGCAGGCGTTACTGTAAGTGTTACTTTAGCAAATTTAGCGGTTAAAGGGGAGAGCTTTCCATTTCTTCCAGAGTCTGAAAGGCTGGTAAACTCAGCAAAAGAAGTAGTTGTTGTAAGAGCTGTCCCTGCAGAAGTAGTTCCAAGTGAAGTTCCAAATTGATCGTACCAAGTAATAGTTGCAGAAACCGTTGTTGCTACCGCAGTACGTCTAGCGTGCCCAGAAAAAACATACCGTGTATTTCCTAAAACAGGGATGCCATTAGTTTTAATATCAAGGCCTGTAGCAGGCAAAGACATAGTGATTGGGGTAGTAGATGCGGTTGCTAGTCTTCCCACTCCTAGAGCTTTTACAGGGTTTAAAGTATCGGTAAACGGTGTTGGGGCAGAGATACCGGCTGCACTGTATGTAGTTGCCAAAAGTGTCCCGCTAGAAACACCCCAGCGTCCAACTGATTGCTCAAAAGAAGAATCATTATAGTCAAGCATAATGTTATGGCCAAGACGATATACAGCTCCCCAATGTGTAAGTGCTGTTGTATAAATAGTTAAGCTTTGAGACGTACCCTTATAAGAGTTAATAATGTTACCTGTAGCAGCTAGGGATCTATTATAGATATCTCCTAAAGCAGCTTCGTATTGAAGACCTAAACTTGTAGTCTTTGCGTTTAGCAAAGCACTTGGGGTGTAGAATGGGTCAAAAGAATTTGCTAAAATACTTCCCTGTACTCGCAAGTAGTCGTACATAAAAGAAAAAACGCCTAAGGTAGTTACCAAGCTATTATTATTATAGGTTGAAAGGCCTTCTCCAGTACCATCAACTTCATTAAGCCAAGCTTTAGGAAGCCAATTAGACATCTTAGCCAACGAGGTTTTTTCTCCTACTAATACGGCATACGATGTGCCACAAAATTTCCATCCTGAACCATTAAATAACCAGATAGAATAAGAAACTTCTACGTCTTCTATGTCGGTAATAACATCAGTAAACGAAGTACTAATGGTAGAGTAATTTCCTCCTGCAAGAATAGTCCCGTTATCAGGATCATCTACGCTTCCAGAATAGCTTTTAACTAAAGCCCAATGTGTAGGGG